GACTGTAATACCTTATCTATATGAAGTTGACAAGAAGATTCATAGATACTTTGTGGATCTGAAAATAGTCTATAAATCAGGGCGAACGATTATTGTGGAGATAAAGCCCGAAAAAGAAACAAATCCACCTGTCGGCAATCGTCGAACCAAACGTTACATCACCGAAGGCTACACTTATATTAAGAACATGAATAAGTGGGAAGCGGCGAATGAGTACGCCAAAGATCGAGGTTGGGAATTTCAAATCTGGACAGAAAAGACTCTTCAGGCTATGGGAATTATGCCTAAAGCATTGAAGCCTCTCAAACCTTACACGAGGAGAAAAAAGACGTATAAATAGACGCATGAGTAATCTATTTCAGACAGTAGAGCAAGAAGCGTTTCGTGCGGGCATTCAGCCACGTACCAGAGAATCACGTGCGTGGTTTAGGCGTAAAGTGCAGAACATGCGTAACATCAATCGACGCGAGTTGATGCGAGAAGATCCTATACAGTCAAAAGCAAAGTCTGTGTCGGGTTCGATGTACATGTTTTTCTATGACGCAAAGCACAGACAGACGCTTCCATATTGGGATTCGTTTCCTTTGATCATTGCAGTGGGACCAGCAGAAAAAGGTTTTTATGGTATGAACCTTCACTACCTGCCTATCCCGCTTCGTGCTAAGTTTCTCGATGCTCTCATGGACATTACGAACAACAGTAAGTATGATGAAACGACCAAGTTCGAAGTGTCATACGAATATTTGAATCGAGCCGCGAAGTTTAAATACTTCAAGCCATGTTTCAAGCACTACTTGACAACTCAAGTTGAAGGTAAGTTAGCCTACGTTCCACCACCTGAGTGGGAGATTGCGACATTCTTACCCGTTGCGCAATGGAATAAGAGTTCTGCTGGTCAAGTCTACAAAGATTCACGGAGAATAATGAATGCTTAAGTCAGGATCAGTTGAAGAACTAAAGGGTGTTGTCACGGGCGGCAGAGGCTTTGCCCGTACGAATCTGTATTATGTCTATTTACCGACGTTGACTCCAAAGCAAGGCACTTACGATTTTGGTGTTTTGTGTAGTAGCGTAACGTTGCCTGCGCGTCAGTTGTCAAGTATCGAGCGAGTACTAGGTCCTACACAGCAATCCGTTGTTCACGGATTCGTAAACCCTAACGTCACAATGTCGTTTCGTATTCTAAACAATCAGAAAACACGAGACTACTTCGAAGGCTGGCAAGCACTGGCTATGCAACAATACGATGACATTGAAGGACGCTTTGAAGTCAACTATCCAGATCGATATGCCAAGAACGTTCAGATCCATCAATTAGAGAAAGGCGTCAGTTATCCAATCCTCGACAGAAATGTCGAACTTGGTCCCGTCAATCTAAACTTTGATCTCGATCTTGGCACACCTCTTGAAAAAACATACACGTGGACATTAGATCGTGCCTATCCTGTAAGTGTCACGTACGAAACATTATCAGACCAATCTCAGAATGAGATTAGTCAGGTGAACGTAGAATTTGCTTATCACTACTGGTACGGTGAAAGCAGAGATCCGAAGAATAAAATTCAGAAAGCAATCACTGGAGTTTTAGGAACAATCGGCGCAAATATTTAATGGAGAATTAAATCATGGCATTACCCGTATTGAATGATACACCCAAGTACGAGTTGGAGATTCCTTCTACAGGACGACCCATCAAGTTTCGACCGTACCTGGTCAAAGAAGAAAAAGTTCTAATGATGGCGGCTGAGACGCAAGATGGTACTCAGATGATGAACGCTATTTTAGACACCATCAAAGCCTGTGTTCAAGGCGACTGCAAAGTCGAAGAGTTGACCACATTTGATCTAGAGTACTTGTTCATCAAGTTGAGATCGAAGTCTGTGGGTGAAACGTCTAACATCATGCTAGCCTGTAAGTCCTGCGAAGCACAAAACGAGCATACGATCAATCTAGAAGAGATCGAGTGTGTTGGATCAGGCTCAGAGAAATTCATCGAACTTGACGATAAAGTCACGGTCGAAATGAAGTATCCGGGCTACAAAGACTTAGACATTAATGCTGACGATGATGAGATGGGATTCAACGTACTTGCAAATAGTCTTAAGGCTGTCTTGGTCGGTGATGAACGGATCGAGATCGAAGATGAAACGCCTGAAAACGTTCGTGCTTTTCTGGAGTCTATGACAAAGGATCAGTTCGAAAGAATCGGTGAGTTTTTGCTGAAGATGCCGCAGGTCAAGCACGATGTCGTATACGATTGTGTGAAGTGTGGTGAGACCAATACAACAGAACTAAGAGGAATCCAAAGTTTTTTCTGATATGCCTCTCTCACGATGACTTAGCAAATTTTTTCAAAACAAACTTTTTGCTACAAAGGCATCATAAATACACATTGACTGAGATAGAAATGATGATGCCGTGGGAGAGGGAAGTACACATAATCCTACTGCTTCAGGCATTAGAAGAAGAAAAACAAGCACGAGAGCAAGCACAAAATGGCTAGTATAACCCTTAGAGACTTAGTAGAAGAGCAAGAAGAAACAAACATGCGATTGGATGAAATCGATGATCGGTTTCTTCAGTTCTTTGATATGTTGCGGGCTGATAAACTCGACATGCTTGAGATCATGTCAGAACTAAAAGATCAAAGACCAACAGTTCCTGCTGTGCCGCCCGGTGCTCCAGAAACTACACCTACGCCAGAAGTGGCTAGTGGTCTAAAGTTTGGTTTCGGAACATTAGTTACAAGTCTAGGCGTTGCACTTACAGCGGCTTGGGCAGCCTATATCAAAGAGATAGGAACGTTGTTTAGAGCCCTCGGAAGAGGACTGGGCAAAATACCAGGCGTAGGTTTTATAACAAGAACCATAGGTAACATCGGAAGTTACTTCACGAATCTAAGAAGAGTTTTTTCTGGTGTCGATAGCACAATGCGCACCGCGTCTGGTCAATTCCGAAAGATGAATTTCTTTGAAAAAGGCATCAAGTCTATAGGTGCATTTTTCAGAAGCGTTGGTGGTATGTTCAGTGGTTTTTCTGGTGGAGGTTTCATGGAAAAAATGAAGCCGCTCTCAGACTTCTTTGCTAAATTTAAGCCAATGTTCGGAAAACTGCTTGGCATTTTCAGAGCGATTGGTCGAATCTTTCTTCCTCTCACTGCAATCATCGAAGTCGGCTTGGGTATCTTCAGAGAAGTGTCTGCGCTTGAAGAGGGTGCTGGCTTTATGGATTATCTTGAAGCTGGCGTTAAAGGTATCATCAAGGGTCTAGGAAGATTAGTCACAATGCCTCTTGATCTGCTCAAGTCTGGCATCTCATGGATCGCTGGTAAATTAGGATTTGATCAGGTTGAAGCAATGCTGGACAAATTCTCATTCACAGAACTATTTGATAGCATGGTTGATGGCGTAGCAGAAATTGTTAAAAAGATTTTCAGATTCCCAATTGCTGTAGCAAAGGCTGGTAAAGCGGCACTTGGTGCGGCTTTCACTCCAGGTGAAAGTGCAACCGAAACGTTTGGTAAAGTCTTTAGTGAAGTGATGGCTGGTGGAGATACAGCCGAATCTGGCACTGTCACTGCTAGTGCAACGAGTGCATCAGCCGCGTCAGTAAATGAACCACCACCAGAAGAAGCCTCGCGTCCACGCACACGTGCAGACGTACGTAGACAGAGAATGGAAGCACGAGCGGCTGAAGAAGCGGGTCAAGCACCAACAGTTACAGTTGTCAATAACACTAATGCTCCGACAACAACTACAAACAATAGTACGACAACTGGCGGTGGAGCACCTCTACCACAACCTACTCAATCAAACGGATCGCGAGCCGACGCTTACGCTGGGGCATAAAAAAAGGGAGCCCGAAGGCTCCCTTTGCACTACTACGATCAATCTTCAGCGGCGAGTTTCGCAAAGTATGAAAGAGTATCTTCTTCACCATCTGCTGAAAGGTCTGCGGTTACAACTTCAGGTTCCGCAGGAGCACTTGCTCGGATGGGCGTTGGTGCACGGGTTGCATCTAGATCAACGTCTGCTCTTGCAGTCCGAGGAGCCGCTTCACCAAGTACAAGAGCAAGACGGGCTTTGAGTTCGTCATAGGTCTTGTACTGTGCAGGATCAGTAAACTCGTTCAGATCAAAGAGTTGATCATAGACTTGCTCAAGTTCACCATCGTCACCACCAAGCAGAGGAGCAGGAGATGCAAACTCTGACTTGTCATAGTTTCGATAGCCTTCGACATTCCGAATCTTCAGTTTGAACGAAGCACCTTCCCAGAAATCAAATGGGTTTACGGGATCTTCGTCTTGGAACTGTGGTTGCATCACGTCCATGATCTTGTCGAAGATTTTCTTACCGAAGGTGTACAGAAAGACTTTGCCCTCATTCTGAGGATTCGCTGGGTCAGATTCGACAAGAACGTTTGCAACGTAGTGAAGACGGCGCTTCTGTGAACGTGCAGTTTCTTTGTCAGCCTCATTACCAGAGTTCCACAAACGAGAGTTCAATTCGCCAACAGGATCTTGCTGACCAATCGAAGTCAAAGACTTTTCGATATACCATTGACCGGTAGGACCCTTGAAGCCATGATCCCAGTATCGAACCCAAGGCAGTTCGTTGCCTTCGGGTGCAGGTAGAAAACGCAGGACTGCGTAGCCATTGCCTGCTTTATCAACGGTGGGCTTCCATTGACGTTCATCGACGTAGGACTTCTTTTCGGTGGGGGCATCACCCGCTGTTGCGGCGGAGACTAGGTCGGAGATAGAATTGCGATTACGCTTGAGATTTGAAAAAGACATATGTATTTCCTTGTATAAACAGTGTATTTAAATTTGTCCACTTTATTCATAATATAGATGTATATAGTATCACAAAAATTTTCACCAGTCAACTTTTTTCCAAATTGAATCTGCTGTAAACTCATACGATCCTAGATACTCTTTATTCCAAGCCTGAGGTTCAATCAGACTTAGAGTAATCTTGCCACTTTCGATTCGATACAAATGGTATGTCTGTCCTACTCGTGGCACAAAATTGTACTGCGCTTGATAGATCATTTGATTATCTTCTGCAAGCTCCACTAATTGATTGTACTCTTCGTTAAGGAGAGCCAGTTTGTTTTCGAAATAATTCTTGGCTAACGATCCACGTTCCGATTTAAATAGTTCAGTATCGGGTAGCGTTATTGCTGGCGCACTGATCTCGCCGCCATACGGAAGTAACGCTTTCTTCTTTTCGGTCATTCAAGAGGCAGTTCATTTCCGCGCGGCAGAAAGTTTAGTTTCATAGCCTCAGCCTCAATCTTACTTTTGATCGGACCTGCAATAAACTTCTTTACATCGATTTCATCGAGGTTGTTCTTTTCACAGAAGTACAACACGGCATCAATGTAACTTAGATTTTTGAGTCTGACAATCTCCTCGATTCGCTTCGCAAATTTAGGCTTTGTCATAATCATACTACCAACTGTCATTCCATTTCTCCCCAAACTGCTCCGATGTCTCTGTAGTATGTACCTTTGGTTCTTACAATACAACCATCTTTATCATACGCTGGTGCGATACAGACAGGAACAATTTTGTTTTCTCGGCGCTCGCCATAGTGTGAATCAAGCCAGACACCACTCTTAAGATATGTCTGCATG